ACATCCCAGCGACCCAGCCGATCCCTGGCATGACTGGCCAAGCGGCCATCGGTGTGCAAGAGGTGGAGCGCGTCTCGGTCAAGCCGATACCGGTCAACCCAAAGAATTTCCTGTGGGATCCCAACGGCACGTCGGTGGACGATTGCATGGGTGTCGCTATCGAGAAGTACGTGTCCATCCACAAGGTAGTGGCTAATATTGAGAAGGGCGTCTATCGTAAGGTCAACATCGTGCCGACCTACGACGACACCGACTTGGAGCCCACACAAGAGGTCAGTCAGTACCAGAACGAGAAGGTCAAGCTCCTGACGTACTACGGCCTGGTGCCTAAAGAGTACATCGCTAAGCTCAATAAAGAAGACGAGGAAATGGTCGAGTTGTTCCCGGAGGATTCAGCAGCCGAGGACTATAGCGACTTGGTGGAAGCAATCATCGTCATTGGTAACGATGGGATGCTGCTAAAGGCCGAAGAGAACCCGTACATGATGAAGGATCGTCCGGTGTTGACCTACCAGGACGACACGGTACCCAACCGGCTGCCTGGCCGTGGGACGGTGGAGAAAGCCTACAACATGCAAAAGGCGATCGATGCGCAGGTGAGAACGCATCTGGACTCGCTGGCGTTAACTGCTGTGCCAATGGTGGCGATGGACGCCACACGTTTGCCACGCGGTGCGAAGTTTGAAGTGCGCCCCGGCAAGGCGTTCATGACCAACGGCAACCCAAGCGAGATTCTGTTCCCGTTCAAGTTTGGTCAGACGGACGGCAGCAACCTGACGACTGCACAGGCGTTTGAGCGCATGCTCCTGCAAGCCACGGGCACACTGGACAGCCAAGGCATGGTGAGCCAAGTCGCCCGTGATGGCGGCAACGCGGGCATGTCGATGGCGGTCGCCACGATCATTAAGAAGTACAAGCGCACGCTGGTGAACTTTCAGGAAGATTTCCTGATTCCGTTCATCAAAAAAGCGGCGTTTAGGTACATGCAGTTCGACCCTGAGCGCTATCCGTCGGTGGATCTGAACTTCGTGCCGACCGCCACACTGGGTATCATCGCCCGCGAGTACGAGCAGGCGCAGTTTATTGCGCTCTTGCAGACGTTGGGTCCAGACACTCCGGTGCTGCCACTGATTCTGAAAGGGATCGTGGCCAACAGCTCGCTGTCTAACCGCATGGAGTTGATGGAGTCCTTGACGCAGATGGCCCAGCCGAACCCTGAAGCGCAGGCAGCGCAGCAGATGCAGCAGCAGCTGGCCATGCAGGCGGCTCAGTCGCAGATTGCGGTCAATCAGACACAGGCCGAGCGCAACCGGGCAGAAGCGATTAACACCACGATCGAGACGAAATTGAAGCCCATCGAGGTGCAGAGCAAGATTATGGCGGCCAACACGCAGAATCTGCCCAATGATGCCGAATTGGCCTCCAAAGAGTTCGACAAACGGGTGAAGATCGCTGAATTGATGCTTAAAGAAGCCGACATCAAGAACAAATCGAAGATTGTTGAGATGCAAATGGCGGAAAAGGCGAACAAGATCAGCGGTATGGAAGAGGATTTCTTGGAAGAATTGACCAAGGAGCTGTCTGGTGGACGTTGAAAGCCTAGCTAAGCAGCTCATTCTGCAGAACATGACGCCAGAGCAGCAGACTGCTGTTCTGGAGTCGGTTCGCGCAACGCTCCAAGAGGCTAGAGGCAACCAGAAACGACGGGTCAGTGAGAACGTCGGCATGGTGGTCGATGCTTTGAAGAAGATTGAAGCCGACATTCGGGCGAAATACGACGATCTAGGCCAGAAAATCACTGATCGGGTGAACTCGATCCAAGATGGACGCGATGGCATCAATGGATCTGACGGTCGTGACGGCAAGGATGGCAAAGATGGCCGTCCAGGACGTGACGGCAAGGACGGTCGGGACGGGATGCAAGGCGCCGCAGGCGTGCCGGGCGAAGATGGGGTGTCGGTAACCGACGCTAAGATCGATTTCGACGGATCTTTGGTGATTTCGCTCTCAAACGGGCGTGAAATCAACGTTGGTGAGGTGGTCGCACCCGACTTGGCCGAGCGCATCAAGGTCATCACCAACGGTGGTGGCACCTCGCAAACGGTGATCGACGCTCTGGCGTCGCTCCAGCAGCAGATTGACGACCTAATTCCCAGCCAGACGGGTAATGCAGGTAAGTTCTTGACCACCAATGGGTCGGTATTGTCGTGGGCTGATGTGGCAGGCGGCCTGGATTACCAAGGTACATGGAACGCGGCGACTAATACACCCACTTTGGCCTCGGGTGTCGGCACCAACGGCTACTACTACGTGGTATCAGTTGATGGTACGACCACGTTGGATGGCATTAGTGACTGGAAAGCGGGCGATTGGCTGCTGTTTAATGGCACCGCATGGCAGAAGATCGACCAGAGCTGGGCGATTGCAGGCGCAAACGACAATATCACGTCGATGACGGGCGTCACAGGTGGTATTTCCTCGCCTGACTTCATCCAGTTCGACACAGGTGCCACGGTTACCAACGCAGCAGGCCGTCTGTACTGGGACAGCACGCAGCAGACGCTAACTGTTGGTTTGAACGCCAATATTGCAGCGGACGTGGGCCAGACGCTTTATGCGTACGTGACCAATGCTGAATCGGTGACGATCACTAAGGGTCAGCCGGTCTATATGTTTGCGGCGTCTGGCGATCGGGTGTCAGTCAAGCTTGCGTACAACACGGGTGACGCCACATCGGCCAAAACTTTGGGTGTTTGCGCTGAAAATATCGCTGCAGGTCAGGCCGGCATGGTCTTGTGCCAAGGCGTGCAGGACGGTCTGGATCTGAGTGCTTACAGCCCAGGCGATACGCTCTATTTGGGCGCCACAGCAGGTACGTTGACGTCTACCAAGCCCTACGCACCCAACCATCTGGTCTATATCGGTGTGGTGGAGCGCGCCAACATGGGTAATGGCCGCCTGTACGTGCGCGTGCAGAACGGATATGAGTTAGACGAGCTGCATAACGTCTCGGCTCAATCACCCAGCAACGGTCAGACGCTGATTTATAACGCAAGCACCAGCTTGTGGGAGAAGAACACCTTAACTGACGGCACCGGCATCAGTATCACTGAGGGTGCCGGGACGATTACGATTGCTAACTCAGGTGTGCTGAGCGCTGTCGCTGGTACGGGCATCTCTGTATCGGGCGCCACAGGCAATGTGACGATCACCAACAGCGCGCCAGACCAGACGGTGGCATTAACAGGTGCTGGGACGACCAGCATCAGTGGTACGTACCCTAATTTCACCATCACGTCGAACGACCAGTACACTGGCACGGTCACAAGCGTTGGCGGCACCGGTACAGTCAACGGCATTAGCCTGTCTGGCACGGTCACATCTAGCGGCAACCTGACTTTGGGTGGTACGTTGTCTGGCGTTGATCTTACGACGCAGGTAACTGGCACACTGCCGATCGCCAACGGTGGTACTGGCCAGACAAGCCAGACGGCAGCGTTTGATGCACTAGCGCCGACGACAACCAAGGGTGACTTGATTGTCAATGATGGGTCTGACAATATCCGCTTGGCAGTTGGCACTAACAACTATGTACTGACGGCTGATTCTGCACAGGCGTCTGGCGTTAAGTGGGCAGCAGTCGCCGCAGGCACAACGGTGTCAGACGACACCACCACGAACGCGAGCTACTACCCGACGTTTGCCACAGCAACCAGTGGTACGTTTTCGACTGCTACGGTATCCAGCACTAAGCTAACCTACAACCCATCATTGGGTGACTTGAGAGCGACACAATTAGCTGCTTCAAACGGCATCATGTTCACCAACCAGACGATTAACACATCGGTGACGTTCCCAACCGGCTATGACGGTATCAGCGGTAAAAACTCAACGATCGCCTCTGGCGTAACGGTGACGGTGCCCAGCGGCGCCACCTGGACGATTGTTTAAGAGATAAAAGAATGAGCTTAAAATTAAATTCATCTGGTGGTGGTAGCGTAACGCTTCAGGAGCCTACGACTGCGTCTAATAGAACGCTGACTTTACCTGATGTAACGGGAACTCTTGCTGTAAATACTGTTCCTCAAGTAACTACTTACACGTCAGGCTCTGGAACATACACAGTTCCATCAAATGCTAGATGGCTGCAAGTTCGTATGGTTGGTGGCGGTGGAGGTGGCGGCGGGTCTGGTTCAGGCGGTGGTACAGGCGGTACTGGTGGTACAACTACATTTGGATCATCTCTGCTTACAGCCAATGGCGGTACTGGAGGTATAGATAATGGCGCTGGTGGTTCTGGTGGTTCTGCAAGTATTGGTGCAGGGGCTTCTGGTATTGCGTTATCTGGCGGTAATGGTGGTGGCCCTGATGCTGGCTCAGTTAATAACTTAGCTGGCGGTATGGGCGGAGCGTCTGCTTTTGGTGGCAATGGAGGTTGCGGTGGCGGCGATAATGCTGGCGCGCCGAATGCGTCACCTACAGCAGGTCAAACAAATACTGGTGGTGGTGGCGGTGGCGCATCATTCACCGGTAGTTTTGCTGCTGGTGGTGGCGGTGCTGGTGGCTACGTTGATGCAATCATTACTTCTCCATCTGCTTCTTATTCCTACGCTATTGGTGCTGCTGGTACTGGTGGCACTGCTGGAACTGGAACTGCCGTTCGCGCTGGAGCAGCCGGTGGCTCTGGTGTTATTTACATCACTGCTTATTTCTGAGGTACAAAATGATTAGGCATTGCATCGTAGATACAAAAATAAATAAGGTAGTAAACGTCGTTGATTATACTGAGTTACAAACAGGTGTACCGCCCGGTTTTGAATCTGAAGCTTCACATTTGCTTTGCGTTGCCCATGATGAGGCTGGTATTGGTTGGGACTATTTGGATGGGGTTTTTGAAGACAATAGACCAAAGCCTCCATCAAATTACATTGCTAACGAGTAAACTATGTCAGTATCAATTAACGGCACTAACGGATTGACGTTTAACGACGGTAGCGCACAGACTACTGCTGCATCAGGCTTTGGCTTCAAGAACCGGATTATTAACGGTGCGATGGTGATCGACCAGCGCAATGCTGGGGCGAGTGTTACTCCGACTGATGGGCAATACACGCTAGACAGATGGCAAGCACAACTAAGTCAAGCAAGTAAATATTCGGTTCAACAATCTACAACCGCACCGGCTGGCTTTGTAAACAGCGCAAAAATTACTTCGTTGTCTGCCTATTCGGTTGGAGCTGGAGACTATTTTTCCTTTAAGCAATGGATTGAAGGATTCAACGCAGCAGACTTCGGATGGGGTACTGCTAACGCAAAAACTGTAACTCTGTCGTTCCAAGTTTATTCATCTTTAACCGGAACATTTGGCGGTGTTTTGCAAAATGGGTCGTTTAATCGTTCTTATCCATTTACGTACACCATATCATCTGCAAATACGTGGACAAGTATTTCAGTGACGATTGCTGGCGACACATCTGGAACATGGGCAACGAACAATACCGGTGGAGTTGTTGTTATTTTTGGCCTTGGCGTTGGTTCTACTTACAGCGGTACGGCAGGTGCGTGGGCTGGCAGTAATTTCATTTCCGCCACAGGCGCAACCAGCGTAGTCGGAACCAACGGAGCCACCTTATACATCACCGGCGTACAACTCGAAAAAGGCAGCACAGCCACCAGCTTTGACTACAGGCCGTATGGTACGGAGTTGGCGTTGTGTCAGAGGTATTTTATACGCTATGGAGGTTATGAAAGTAGCGGTGACTTTGGTTTTGGTATGGCGGGCGCGACGAACGTTGCTTATTTTTCAATCAACTTCCCAGTGCAAATGAGGGGAACGCCTTCAGTTGCTGGTAGTACATTACAAATACACGATACAGCAACGGCATATACCGTTACCTCGGTTTCTGCAATCGGCAATGAAACAAATCCTCAATCTGGGTATATATCTGCAAGTGTCGCTAGTGGATTGACGCAATTCAGGCCTTATATGCTCCGAACAAATTCATCAACGTCTGGATTCTTGAACTATTCTGCGGAGCTTTAAATGTTGACATATAAATTACAAAAAGGAATCGATGGCAACGTATGCGCTGTTTTGCGTTCAGATGGATGGAGTATTCCTATTGCTTTAGACAACACGGACTACCAAGCGTATTTAAAGTGGCTTGAAGAAGGCAACGAGCCGGAGCCAGCCGATGACGCCTGAACTGCAGCGCTATTACGAAGATCGGTTCGCCATGATGACCCACCAAGGCTGGCGCGATCTGCTGGAAGATATTGACTTAATGATAACGTCTTTAAATAACGTCGCTACAATCCAGGACGAAAAAGATTTACAATTTAAGAAGGGTGAGTTATCTATCCTAAACTGGCTGAAAACCTTGAAACAGGTCAGCGAAGAGGCATACGAGGCACTCAATGAGAAAGATATTTGAATTTCTCTGCGAAAGCGGAGAGCGCATCGAACGATTTGTCGAATATGAAGACAAGGTCGTTCGTTGTAATTGCGGCAAGACGGCCAGCCGCACCATATCTGCGCCGGCGTTTAAATTGGAAGGGTGGTCGGGAGCGTTTCCTACAGCTCACGCAAAGTTTGATAAAAGCCACCGAGACAAGCTAAAATCCGAG